CCCCGCGCCGGCGGGGCGGTGCTGGTGTCATTATTGGCTACTTTGCTGTTACCAGCTTTGTAATAATCATATTGCACCTGATAATTTTGTTCATAGCTATTTGCATAGCTTCTGGAACCGAACACTTCATATTCAGCCAGTAAAAACAAGTAATCGGTGGTGCTGGTCACATTGCTTTGGGTATTGCCGGTATTGTTGCCCACATTATCCGTGTACTTGGTTACAGGCTTCATCACATTCCGCAAGGCGGAAGGCAAAGCCGCCAACAGCGAATTGGAAGGGGGGCTTGTGGGTGTGCCGGTGTTGCCCAACAGCGTTTTCCGCATATAGCTTTCTTTCCAACCACCACTATTGCTATTATTAGGATTCATATTGAAATAGCCATTGTTGTTTTGATTACTGTTATATTGGCTATCGCAAAGGGCAACCGCTGTGGTGCCGATTTTGCCAATCTGGAAGTGAATTTTGTTATTCTCTTCCTTGCCGCTGTTGTGGTTGAAGCCCAAAATGAAGGTGTTGATGGTCAGATTGGAGAAAGTGAAGTTCCCAACCTTGCCGTTGATCTGAATGGACTTCATATCACCAACCGCCCAATAGCTGGAACCCTTACCGGAATCACTGACTTGTTTAATGGTGGCCCAATCGTTATCATTCAGGGTATTCGTGGGAAGCGTGACATTAACGGAACAGGTTTTATCAGCCGGGGCAGTATAGTTGGTATCTGCGGCCACGCTGACGGTAATTGTGGCGTTTCCTTTTGCCTTGCCGGTAACAGTTACCACATTCCCGGAAACGCTCACAGAAGCCACGCTGGGGGCGCTGGACACGGCGCTGATTACGCCGGTGCCGGGGCGGGTCACGGTGATTGTGTCAGACATTTTAGAAACATTCAGGGAAATGGAAGATTTGTCCAAAGAAAGGCTTCCTGTGGCCTTTCCAATCGTCCAAGCAACGGCTTTTTCCGCACTTCCCCCATCCGTCCATTGGTAATTAGAACCGGGGGTGAAAGTGGCATTATAGCTTCCAGCGTTGGTGCCGCTGGTAGTGCCGCCGATGGTCATTTTAGAACTGTCATAACCGGCCCAAGTCGGGCTTTGAGTGGAACCGGTATAAGTAAGGCTTCCGCTTTGAGAAGGGACAGAAACCGTGGCCCTGTTGATTGTCCAAGTTATCTGTTTGGGGGTCTGCGTTCCATCTGTCCACTTATACTTTCCTTTGGGGGTGAAGGTGGCGGTATAAGTTCCCGCATTGGTGGCGGTTGTGGTTCCGCCAAGGGTCAAAGTTTCCGGGTTGTAGCTGTTCCAAGACGGGCTTTGTTCCCCGCCATTATAGGTTAGGGCGCCGTTCTGCGACGGAACAACATCAATGGTATAAATCAACCCTGACACAGCTTCCAAGGCCGAATCCGCCGTTTCCTGTGCGGTCTGTGCGGCGGAAAGGGCTTTTTTCACAGTTTCCCGAATATCAGCATGGGCGGAAGGGCTTTCATTGTGGGTGTTAATGGCTTCTTCAATCGCTTCTGTGGGGTCAGAACTGGAATCGGGAAGCTGTTCAGGCTTCACCTTACCATCTTCCCCAAGATCCGCTTTTCCGGCCAAGGAATCATCATGGGCTTTTAGGGCCGTATCAATTTTATCCATATTGCGGTTCTGATCGTCCACATTGTAGAAATCTTCTTGGGCTGGTTTCACCAGATCATAATTAGGTGTGAACTGTGCCATCTGTCATTTCCTTTCTGATAGATTTGTTTTCCAGCCCTCCAAGCTGGGCATGGGTGAAGGGCCGAAGTGTTTTGTGTGGGGTACATTCATGGGTTTGAAGTTCTTCTGTTCTTACTTCAGAATGGGTGTACCAAGCAAGTTGGGCATGGGTAAACCCGCCCAATACTTGGTGAATATTGAACAACTGTTGAACTACCAAAACCAAGTTGACTGGGGCAACTCTTTTCAGCAAGGTTTGAACATCTTGGAAATTTTTCTTTGCGGCCACACCCACCTTTACCAAAAGGGTGTAATCTGCCACATCAGCCGAATAGTTACCGGCTCCGCAAAGGCTTTCCAAGATCACCCGCAACTGTGGCAAGGTATAGGGCAGTTCTTCATTCAGGCGGGTAAGCACCCGGAAGCGGCGATCATCCAAGGTATCTGTTCCTTTTGGGGTGATACCCAAGATTTTTTCCCATCTGGACAACCCAAGATTTCCAGCGGTTTTGATAAACTGATTATTCAGAAGATCATCCACTGCCGCCCATGCGTTTTCAAACTCCGGTTGCTCGGCTCCGGTAATCCCTTGAAATTCCGCATAATCCCGGACAACATAAGGAAGGTAATTGATTAGCTTGCGATCCATTCAATCACCTTCCTTTATGCGCTCTGCTTACCGGTTGCCGGGGTAATAGTACCAAGAACCGGGATATGATCAAGGGCCAGTTCATAGTTGGCCGCTGTTCCGTTGATTTTCGTATCAGCAATATCCAGAATCCCGCTAACCGCCAACAGGCGGCTTTCAATCTGACTGACACGAACCACAAGGGGTTGTTCCTGATCCGCCCATGTTTGGGCCAGTTCCGTGAAATATGCCTTGATGGTAGTTTCCACATAGGTTTTTACATCTTCCCAACTCCATTCCTGCTGATAGGTCAGCGTGAAGGACAGGTTCACGGTTTCATTCTCCACCCCGTACACCTTCACCACATGGCCGATGGGCGCAATACCCACGCCTTCCCCGGCGTTCTGCAAGGGGTCAATGGTGGTCTGCACCAGTTCCACCAAAGGTTCTGAAGGCTCCGCAAAGGTGCTGTCAATCACCACCAGCTTGACCGTTCCGCCCACTGTCAGCTTGTTATTGTTTGCGGCGGCATACACGGCATCAAGCCAAGATTTCACGGCTTCAGGCACACCGGAAAGGCCGCTGATCCATTCGCTTGTTCCTTCAGGGGGAACCAGTTCAGCGGGGCGAATATCGCTGTTCCAAGCCCGGTAAACCTTCACCCCGCCCACACCGGGAATGGCGTTCACCTTTTCGATATAGTCAATCTGGTTGCCGCCGAATGCTTGTGCGTTCAGACTGTCAAAATACCGTTGACGGAAAACTTCAGTATCTTCTTCATCCTCACCGGGAATCAGCAAAGCGGTAATGGTACAGGTTTCAAGCCCTTCCACATACTCAATGGGAATAACCGTGGCCCCATAGTCATTTCCAACTTCTCCCGCCGTTTCACAGGTGATTTCATACTTTCCATTCCCTTTTTCAGCGGACACATAATAGTTCAGATCACCAATAGAAAAACGGGTGTCCGGGGGAAGTGTCAGGCTGACCGGGGTAATAGACAGTTCCAGCACAGCGGGGGTAGCCGCATAAGGGGAAAGGCCCCGTTCCGCCGCTCTCAAAATCAGGTAATCCCGGCTTGCTGTGTCCGCAAAGGTTTCATTCAGGACGGTATCAAGCTGGATATACAGGTTTTGAAGTTCTACGGCGGCGGGGGCGTTGCCAAGCCACACCAGAGAACCTTCACGGGTATCAAGATTGTTGTTGATGGACAGGGCCTTTTCCAGCATCCGGTTCAGCAACAGCGCATAGGTGATATTTTCATACATCAGGTTTCCACCTCCATTTCCGTAAAAATGGGGCCAAAAATGCTGATCACCGTGAAAGTGGTCAGCACCTTTTTCTTGTTCACTTCAAACTGAAAATTTTCAACGGCGGTGATCCTATCATCCTGAAGCAATGCTTCCTTCACCCGCCGTTCAATTTCTGGAATGCAAAAATCAACCGGCTTACCAATCAGGCTTTTCTTCTCAAAACCATAGTTCCAAGAATAAATCAGCCATTCATACCGTTCCACATTCAAGATCAGGAAAACCGCCTGTTCCACAGCCCTTACTTCATCAATGGTGCCGGTTATGGTTTTGGTATCATGACGCATTTTGAATGTGCGGCTTGGAAGGGTGGTAAAGGTAAAATCCTGTTTCAGATCGTCTTGAACCTGTGGAATCATGCCCATTCCCCCTTCAGGGCCGGGTTCGGCGCAATCCGATCCAGCACCAAGAATTTCTTGCCCTTTTGAATTCGGGCCATAACCACCTGATCCCCAACCACAAGGGCGTTGTGGACTTTGAACTTCTTCCGCCCTTTGATGGGGTGGTTGTGGTCAACATCTTCAGCGGTGCCGCCCCCGGTATAAGTGTCTGTAACCGGGTGGCCGTGGCTGATAGTAACAGTCTGGTGGCTTACCGTCATATCCACTTCATAATCCGTGACATTCCGGGCCAGCACCAGCATTTTTTCTGTGTAAATGGCCTTTTGGTCAACCTGAATTTTCAGCGGGGAAGCGGAAATCACGGTTCCAAACAGAATGTGAACCGGCTTGCTTGCGTCCACGGCTTCCACAGCGGCCTTCTTCACCAGTTCCACCGCATTTGTCGGTTTAGGCAATGAATTCACCCCCAATCAAGGTCAAATCCATGAAGTGTTCATCCCCCTTGAAATTGTGGGTGACTTTTTCAACCATCAAATAGTTGTTGGTGATAATGTCCCCCAAGTTCAAGGCAACCACCACAGCACAGCCAGCCCGAACCCGCACATCACCAAAGGCATTTTTCACCGTCAGCTTCCGGGTTTTCTGGTCATATAGTTTCAAAAGGGCGTTTGCTTTTGCGGCGGCTCCGGTGGCGCTTTGCAAGGCTTCAAAATATTGCAAAACACCCCATTGGTTCATCTTCTCCCCGTCCTGTGCAATATACAGTTCCCGCTTGCCGGTCTGCTCATTGTCATAGGTCAGTTTGATTTTGTTATAGGTCTGTTCATCAATGCTGGATGAATAATCAAAGGTTTCCCCGGTTTCTTCATCAATCAGCAAGTTCAGCTTCATGGAATTGATATTCTTCAAAGTCAGCTTCCCGCCATCGTCGTAAAGGCAGAACAGTTGGCCGGTATTCAAAAGGGTTTCGTCAAGGGCATTTTGGATCATGTCAAACAGGGTGCTATCTTCCTCCACGATGGTTTCAAGGGTGTACCCCGTATCTTCCACGCTCCCAAGGTTCAGGCGGAAATCCGCCGCCAGCCGCTTCAGAAGGTCAGAAGCCTTCAGCCCTTCTTCCGTGATAGTGTCCTTGTTTTTCAGGTATCGCAACTGATCATAGGCCACAACATCAATGGTCACACTGTTTGCCTTGCGGCTCTTGGTGAACACAAAGCCATAGAACATGGTGGTGCCGTTCACCGTCAGCTTTACCGGGTTGCCTTCCTGAAAGTTCAAAACCCCATCTTTGATTACTGTGAATTCCAGCTTGCCGGGGGTGCCTTTCCGCTCCCATGTCAAAGAAACCCCTTCTTCAACAACCGGATAATAAATTGTTGAACCATTCTGAATCAGAAGTTCAATAGACAAGCGGATCACCCCTTTCAGGAAGGCAAAGTAAGAACCTGACCGGCATAAATCAGGTTCGGGTTTTTGATTTTATCTTTGTTCAGGTTGTAAATCTCATTGTATCGGGAACCATCCCCCAAATATTTCTTGGCGATATTCCAAAGGCAATCCCCGGATTTTACCGTATAGGTGGATTGCTTGGGGGCCTGACTGGTTTCCCGCTTGGGCGGCTCCACCGTGGCGGTGGGCTTTGTTGCGGGGGTTGGGGCCGGTTGGATGGTCACAGTTTTGGTGCCATAGTGCCTGTATTGCTTCAGGCTTACGGTCACTGTAATATCAAAGCCTTCTTCCGCATCGTCTGTGATCTGGTAATCTTCCATTCCCACAGTCAGATTGGTATAAAACAACCGGCTTCCATTGGGCTTTTCACGGTTCAAGATCCATTGAAAAGGTTCCTTTGCCGTTTTCAGCCGTTCAAAAAGAGAAAGGTAATAATCTGCGGGTTGCGCCCCGCCATTTGTGAAGGGATAGGGGACTTGGGGAAGAAGCAAGTCAAAACTTACATCAGTCAGCCCCGCCGCCTTCAGAATATTGATTTTCTCACCGCTGATCAGGGTCAGGGTTTCATTCTGGTTATTGATTTTCACTTTGACCTTGGAAGGGGTGATGGGCATAAGCACACCATCCAAGTACATTTTGTATGCCATTACTCATGCACCCCTTCTTCAGACACATCCAGCTTTTCAGCAAAATCATTGGCCCACGCATCCATAATCCCGTCAAGGTCGGTATCTTTGGAAATGTGGTTTTCATTGTGCTGTTCAACCTTGATTTCAGCGGTGGTGAACCGGTTGATTGCTTCCCGCTCGGCAATATCCCGCATATAGGCCAAATCTTCTTCCGCAATGTCAAGGGCATCACTCATGGCGGCGGTGTTCCCCGCTGTGTCCCCGGTGTTGCCATAGATACCATCAAGGGTGTTCCCAAGGTTGAAGGCATCCAGCCCATCAGCGGCCCCCAAGCTGTCCATTGCGGAAAAGTCGAACAAGCCGCCCACGGTATCTTCCACGCCTTGGCCGAATTCATACCCCATATCAAAGGCGGCTCCATACTCGAAGCGGCCCAAATGAAGATCTTCCGCATTCAGCTTTTCCATGATTTCTTCACCCTTGCCAAAGGTGGAATCCACCCAACCGCCCAAGCTGTCACGCCAGCCTTGGACGGAACCGGCAAGGTTAGAACCGAAGATAGTATCAATGGCCGAAGCCAAAGCCTGAAGGACGGAAAGAACCGTGTCCGCCAAGTCGAAAAATAGACGGGCCACAGCCCCAACCGGATCATTGAATACATTTCCGATGAAGTTTGCAACCGTAGCCACAAGGTTGTAGATCATCACGAACACATCTACAACCAAGTTCCACAGGGCCACAAAGATATTCCCGATGAAGGCCAGCGCCGCCATAAATGCGCCACAAATCAGGCCGGTTGCGGAAACGCTTGTACCTGCAAAATGATTGACCGCCGCCACAGCCGCATAGAACAGGGCTACAAGGGCGATAATCAGAATGATAATCCATGTAAGGGGGCAAGCCATCAAAGCCGCATTCAGGCCATATTGGGCCGCTGTTTGGGCAAAGGTGGCGGTGGTCTGTGCTCCGGTTGCAACGGTAGTCATAGCCAGTCTTGCGGCCTTTACGGTTTCCAGCGCATTCACAATGCCGGTCACTGTTTTATAGGCAAGCATGGCTCCATTCAAAACAAGAAAAGCCGTTGCAACACCGCCAACAATAGGGGCAAGCCATGACCAATTATCCACCACCAAAGCGGCACCGCCAATCAGAAGGTCAAGCACCACCGTTGCAACAGAAGCGATCCCGGCAAGGCCGTTGATAACTCCATTCGTTACTTGGGTGAACTTTTCGCTATTAGCAACTTGATTTACCTTGTTCAGAATAGGATTGAAGATAGACAGGGCCTTGTTCTTCATCCCGATCCAAATTTGCCCCCAAGTTTTGGGCATATTTGAAAACTTGGTTTCAATATCATCCGCCGCCGCAAACATGGCATTTTTCACTACATCGGCGGTCAGTTGACCTTCTGCGGCCATAGCCCGGATTTCACCAATGGAAACATCCAAGTAATCTGCTATACTCTGAATAATTCCGGGGGCCTGTTCAAATACGCTGTTTAGTTCTTCACCACGAAGCACACCGGAAGCCATTGCTTGGGTAAGCTGGATCATGGCGGCTTGCTGTTCCTGAACACTCGCACCGCCAATAATAAACTGTTTGTTAATCAGTTCTTGGAAGGCAATCACTTCATCCATACTTCCAAACGCATCACGGGCATTTAGGCCCAATTTTGCAATGGAAGAAGCGGCATCCATATAGGAAGTTCTGGATCGTTGCGCCGAAGCCATTACCTTTTTTTCAAGGTCAGTAAGGGAACCGCCATCATCAAAGTTGATCATGGCGTTATTCAACCGGGCATTTGTGCTGGTAAGCTGGTCAGAAACCCCAAGAATTTTCTTTACAGCCGCCAACCCACCCACGGTGGCCGCAATGCCTTTTAGCTTGCTCCAAAGGCCATCAGCGGCGGTGGTGCCGTCCCTGATCCGCCTGTTGAAGCGGTCTTGCTGGTTGCCAGCATTCCGAATATTTTCTTCAATGGAATCGAAGGCGGCCCCGGCTCTTGCCAGTTCTTCACGGGCTTCCCGAATGGCTGAAGTGTCCACAGAATTACCAGAAGCCCGTTGCATGGCTTCAAAGCTGTTCAGCACAATGTTCATAGCCTTGTGCATGGACTTCAGCGGGGCAGTAACACCGTCATATAGGGCGATTGCCGTTCTAATGGTTGCCAATAGGGGTTCACCTTCTTTCCATAGCAGAGGGCCGGGGCCAACAGTTACTTTCTGCGGCCCCGGCGCTGTTTCCGTTCAATTTCTTTCTGTTTCTTCTTTTCCCGCTCCACCCGAATATCAATGGCCGCAATAATGAAGGCCCGTTCTTTCCGGGGCAAGTCCAGAAAAGCAGATGGTGTCAAATGCAGTTCGTGAAGGCAATAGTAAGCGATATTTGCTTCACCATCACCTTCTTCAATTAGTTTTTTGCCTCGTCCACCTCATCCTGAAGGGTGGTTTCAAACCCGCAAACCTCCTGAACTTTGGTCAGGTAATCGGCATACTCGCCGGGGGTCAGCATGGTTTTCAGAAGGGCTTCAGCGCCCATCACCTTATAGCTGTCCTGAAGTTCCTTGTCATTCAGGTTGGGGAACACCGTACAGGCCACAGCCAGCTTGCCAAGGTACAGATCATAGTCGGTTTCCTTCTGATACTGGTTTTTCTTGCCGGGAACGGGAAACCGCTTGGCACAGGACTTCCGAAGGGCTTCATCCTCGGTGCCGGTAATGGCCTTGATCTCCCATTCCATAGGCTTCCGCTTGCCCTTATCGTCCAATTCATCAGACAAAAACCGCTTGGAAGCAACAAACTTCACATTCTCAACGGACAGGGCATTTTCAGCCAGAAAAGCAGACAAACTCATTGTTAAAATCCTCCTATTTTGAAATTGAAAAAAGAAAAACCCGCCCACATTATCAAAATGGGGCGGGTTTTGGCAATGTTACTCCATTCCCGCAAGCAGGGTAAAGGCTTCCGGCATCTCGAAATCCTCAAAAGTGAAGTCCATATCTTCATCCAAGTATTCCGCATCAGCGTCAAACTTGGTAAGAATGCCGCCATCAATGTTGCAATCCTTCAGGATCACGGTTTGACGGCCCACAGAAGAAGTGGGATCTTCATTGGTCACTTGAATGTCAAAATAGACATCCTCGCCGGTGTCCTTGTACTGCTTCATCATTTGGCGGAAAATGCTGGTGTTATAGTGGAAGGTTGCGGAACCCGTACCACTCCAACCGGTGGATTTGTTACCCTTGCCGGTCTTGCCCAAAATGGGGATTTCCGTCTTATTCTTCTCAAAGTTGGCTTCAAGGTTGATAGCCTGCATGAAATTGTAACGGTTATCCCCAATGGTTACAAAGCATTCGGCCAAAGAAGCGGAAACTGCGTCCTTGGCTTGCATTACAGTTGCCATATACTCTTACACCCCTTTCTTACTGGACATAGACAGTCATATAAAGCTGGGCCATAGCGTTGACCGGGGTAACATAGTCCGTCACCACAACGGCCTTCTTGGTATCGCCTTGGGCAACCGTCACATTATCGCTGGAGAAGTTCTCAATAGCCCGGATATTCTGAAGCTCCTGATGGTGCTTCACAATATCGTTCCACAGGCTGATCCGCCCGGAAGCGTCATTGGGAACTTTGCCAAGGTACTTCTTGCCGAACAGAACAGCAATATCATTGGCAATCTGATCCAGAACCCGGATTGTCTGATTGCTGGAAAAGTCCCCGGACTTTTCATCCGTCACGGAAATGAAGGTGTTAATATCCTCCAAAACCACAACCTTTTCATCCACCAGATGGAACATGAACGAACCTTCCAGAATACCGGCTTCCAATTCGCTTTGGGTATAATCAGTATCAATCTGATATTCCCCGTCATAGTCCATATTGGTTGCGGACTTATTCACGGCGGTTCCCGCAATCACGCCGGTTGCCCACGGGATCAGGGCGGGATCATCGGTTTCACCAACAATGGTGTTCTTCACACTCACGGTGCCTTCATAGTCGGCCAGCTTGCGGAAGCATACCACCTGAAACTTCTTGCCCACATCATCCCGCATCCGCTTACAGAAGGCAGAAAACAGTTCAGCAATGGTGGATTTGTTGGTGGGGCAACCCATAGCGTTGAAGGTATAGGCTTCCATCTTATCCAGATAGGTTTGATAAGCCGCATCCTCCACACTCCCATTGGTGCCGCTGGTAAGGGGGGTGGAAGCAGTCACAGCAAGGCTTCCTTCTGTTTTGAAGTCCACATAATCATTGGGCTTCAGGTCAGTCATTTTAGAAATGGCCTTCTGCTGATCCACTTGGACAGTGCCAAGGAAAGTGGAAACATCATACAGTTTGCTTTCCGGCTGACTGTTTTCATTTTCCTCAATGACAATACGAAGGTCATTCCCACGGGTGCCGGGGTATTTGGCCGTTGCATAAGTGCAAGCGGCCTTTGCGCCGCTGGAATTCAGGCGGAAGAAGTGAACCGTTTGGGCGTGTTTGAAAATCTCACGCATGGGCTTCAGTTCGTCCGCCGTGTACGCATAGCCGAAAATCTTTTGGGAATTCTTCTGGAACTCCCCAAGTTCAACGGTGATAACCTCACCTTCAGGCCCCCAATTCATTTCAAGGGGGATGGTCGCAATACCACGATCAGAGAGGGTGGCGCTTGCATTCGCAACCGAAATGAAGTTGATATATGCACCGGGCAGAATCTTGTTCTGCGTCAAAAAAGTGCCGCCGCCAAGGGCCATATCAATTCACCTTGCCTTTCTTGAAAAAGTTTTGAAGCAAGCTGTTCACCTGCTCCATCGTGTATTCCTTTCCATCTTCCAGCAAAACGGACAGAAGATCACGCCGCTTGGCGTATCGCTGGAAGGTCAGGATATTTCTTTTGGTGAAAACCGGGACATTGGAAACAGGCGGGGCCGCTTCCGCTGTCTTGGGCTTTCTGGTTTTGGTCGTAGGCATTTTTAATCCCCTCCAATGGTTCCAACCTCGGTTTCCAAGGTTTCCATATAGGTTTCTTCAGCGGGGCGGATCATGGGCAAGTTATAGTTCACAAAGAAATGAAGTACATTGTCCACAATCTCATAATTCACGCTGGTTCCATGAAGAAGATCACCGCTGGGAAGCGTGATGAAGTCCAAGGCTTCCATCATCGTTTCCGCAACGGTGAACATCTCCGCATTATTGCGGGGGTTGGTCGGAAAATACTGAATGTCAAATGGGTTCCTCTTGATAAAGCGCCGCCCAAGCATGGGCGTGATTTCCGGTTGTAAAACGGCAATCAAAAAACAGGGTTCTTTCAAACCCTGTTCCACATCATTCTGATAGATTTCATACCCATCCCCAAAGGCGGCGTTCAGTGCCATTGAAATTCCTTTGATAATCTCATTAAGCATCGAAACACCCCTTCAGGAACAAATACAACTTCTTTTCCAGAATTTTAGGCGCTTGCTGTTCCAGTTCTTGTGTGGAAATGGTCAGCATATAGCGCCCCTTTACCCAATTTTTCTTCAGCACCATCCCGCCTTCCGCATCGGGATCATAAACAAAGCGGTCACTTTCCCAATAACCGGGGATGAACCGCCCCGGCTGTTGCCGGTGGCCGTATTCAACATAGGACGCATACTGAAGGTTATTCAGCACAACAACTGTGTAATGGGTTCCCCTGTGGCCCACAGGCATTACCGCCCACGCATCCCGCAAGGTGCCATATACAACAGGTGTCCGCTTCACAACCTTATTCAGCAAGCGCCCCGCCAACTCTTGGGCGGCTTGGCGGCAAAACCTGTCCAAATCCGCCCCCATCAGCTTTTCCATGTTCTTATTCAGCCGTTCCAGTTGCTTGAAATCGCATTTGCCCCATTTAGCCATTAGGCATACCCCTTCCACGGCTCCAACTGGATTTCTTGATGGTTGGTGAAAACCCCGGCTTCACCGCTTTTAGAATAGGTGAACTTCCGTTCAAGATTGTTGAACCGTGTCACAACGATTTTACAGCCAGCGGGGATTTCCACATCAGGGGACAAGAACAGCTTCACAGTTTGGGCAACAGCGGCCACGGGATCACCGGAACTTGAAGTTAAGGTTTCAAAGGACAATTTACAGGGCTGATCCTGAAGAAGCGGCTTTTCTTCAAAGTCAGTCAGGTGTGTGGTTGGATCGGTGACTTTCTCTTTTACGAAAATAGAACACCGATCCTTCCACAACCGTTCAAGGGCTTTTCTGTGGGCGTTTACCATACAAACTTCCTGAATCGGTAAAGTTCACGGCTCCGCCCATTGGTCAGGTAGTCAATCAGACTGTTCAACCGCTGTTCAGGGGTCAAATTCCCATCCCCAATGGCAAAAACCGTGTTGGTATCGCCTTCCTGAATTTGCTTGATTGCCGCTTCAAGGTCAAACCCTTCCAACTGCCCGGAAACCTTCTTCATGTTCAGGTATTCGCCAACCGCCATATAGACGGCCACACTCACCAACCCTTCAGGCATATCCTTTCGGTTGGTTTTGTTTTGAACCCTGTATTGAACATTGCTGATCACAATATCCAACAGGGGATCTTCAGCGGCCCCCGTTACGCCAAGGGCCGTAAGCATTGCAATAACCTGTTCACGCAACGGGAATCACCGCCATTCCATCAGCCCAAAGACTGAATCCGGGCAATGGGAATGGCCTTGTGGTTGATATAGGTGCGCTGGGAAGCAGTGCTTTCCCCGCTGTGAACCAGCGTCCAGTTCTGCCCATTCTCCAAGTCCGTGTCCATGGGGGACAGCTTGGTCTGACTTTTCTTCTCATAGCTGATACCATAGGGGCTGAACACCTTGCGCTGACGCATATACAGGGTATCAACACCGCCGTTGGTCTTGGGGTCACGGGCCATTTCATAAGGAACCTTGGCCCCAATATCTTCATAGGAGATAGCACCGTTGCCCATGATGAAGGTGGTGTACTGCGTAGCGGGAACCACATACATATCAGCGGCAAGGGTACGGGTGCCAAAGTAGGGGGTTGCCTTGGCAAGATCAATTTCAGAAGCACCGGAAGCACCGGAAGCACCGGAAGCCTTGATCACCAAAGCGCCGGGGGTGTCCGCTTCAGCATCGGCATAGCCGGTCACGGCGGGAAGATCATCGTCCACAACCACAGTGCGGCCATTCCAAGTGGCAAGGGTCAAATCCTTCTGAATGCCGTCCCCGTCCGTCTGTTTCATGAACTCCAACAGCTTCATGTTTTCAAGGTTGGTGGCAACATCACTGTGCATGAACACCAAAGAAAACTTCTGCTTATTGGCTCCACAAGCCTTGTTCACGGCGCTGTTCAGGGTGGTGGCGCTCATAGGGGCATAAATCGTGGTGCTGTGCTTCTCCACAAACTCCTTGTTCTTGGCATCGGTGGTAGGTATGGCAAAAACACCCTTCAGGATAGACAGAAGGGTTTTCTGATCCAAGGTGTCCTTGTACTCCGCAACCTGTGCGGACACATTGCCCATGAAGTCCACGCCGCCCGTAATGTCATAGCTGAAATCCTTTTCAGTCCATGCCTTGGCACGGCCAACAACCACCATGCCCTGTTCAAAGGTCTTGGTGGAAGTGGCGGTAATATCGGTTTCACCGTCATAGTTCACCGCATCCCCATCCAGAAGGCCACGCATGGCAAGACGGGCGTAAGCGGTGCCGTTCTGACTGGTGAACACCGCCCGAATGTCAGGGTTCCCGGCCAGCGCACGGGACTTCTTCAGGGCGTTCAGGGTCAGGTTAGGCACACGGTCAACCATGTACTTAAACACTTCAGGGTTGAAAGACTTTGCATCAAACTTGCTGTTAGCCATCGTTCAAACTTCCTTTCTGTGTAGTCAAATTGTGTAGGTTACTCCAAAACCGCATCCGGGTTTTCCTCCATGTACTTGCACAGTTCGTCATAGGACATTTTGGAAAGGTCATCCCCGGTGGGCTGATTGTGGGGATCACTCTTTTCAGCGGCCTTGGCTCCCTTAAACTTGGCCTTGCCGCTGGTGTCGAACAGAAAAGCCGTGTCCTCGCCCTTGGTCAGCTTGCCAATTTCATCATCCAGCCCTTTCACCGTGCCATCATCGGCCAGTTCCGCCTTCTCCAAGAATGCGGCCAACAGCGCCTTTACAGCGGTGTTGTTCTTGGCCTTGGCATTGGTCAGGGCCACATCAACGGCATTGCTGATCTTCAGGGCCTTGATTTCATTGGCGTGATCCTTGTCCTTCTGCTTGTTCGCTTCCTGAAGGGCGGTGATCTGGTTCTGAAGTTCCGTGTTATCACCAGCGGACTTCTTCAGGGTTTCAATCTGCCCATCCCGTTCAGAAACTTGGGCCTTCAGGGTCTTGTTTTCCTCATTCACCTCATTGAACCGGCTCTTGGTCACAAAGGAACCATTCAGCCCTTCCATAACCTTGTTGGCCTGTTCCTCGGTCAAGCCCCACTCCATCAGCTTTTCTTTCGTCATAGTGTGATACCTCCATCATAAAATCCTTTTTTACCGTGGGTCAGGAACCACGATTTCCCCCGGCTCTGTTTTCCGCCCACAACCGGGAAACGGCGAATAGGTATGAAAAAAACAACACACCCCCCCCCCCCAGCGGGGGGGGCGCGCCAAGATTGTGGATCAGTCCCAATGCTGATCCGGGCTGAAGTTTTCAAGAACAGAATAATAATTAGGGATTTGGTCAGGCGGTTTCCCATCCTTCAAGGCGGTAAGAACTTCAATTTTTTCATCAAGAAGTTCTTCACTGTCCACATCAAAGAAGCGGTCAACCAGAACATCAGAAACTTCAGCCAACAGCGCATGAACCTTCATCAGCTTTTCTTCCCGTGTCATATTAACCACCCGCTTTCTTTAGCATATCCTGAATGACTTCTTCCAAGGCTTCTACCAACTCCGGTTTATCCTTACGAAGCATTTCTATCAGGTCAGGACGGACAACCGACAAAGCGCCATAATTAGCAAGGGTTTCTTCCGCCCGTTTCCCAATATCCCGGTAATATTTGGAACCGTGGCCGTATCGCACAAGGCCAGCGTCAAGGGCAGAACCACCGGAAAGGGCATCGTAAATATCTTCAAGGGAACTGATACCGCCGCCCATAGCGTTTCGGCATTGGTAATCAATTTGTTCACTTGCTTCACGCTTCAGCTTATTGAAGGCTTTTTTGTAGTCGGAATAAGAAATGGATCTTGCATAGTATTGATCCGTCAAGGCAGAAGTGGCGGTTCTCAATTCAGCATTGATTTCCGCCGTGATACGCTTGCATTCCTTATCGAAGGCTTCAAAAAGGGAATCAATATCATCCGCAATATCAGTGTTGGATTTCTGGAAAAAGGAACTTAACTTGGCATGGCTGGAACTGAACCAACCTGAATACTTTGCCGGGTCTGACCGGTTGAACATATCCATCAGGTGCATTTCCTCATGCAAGGTCGTAACCACTTGGCCGGTAAGATCATCCCCGGCCAGCTTGGGAATAATCAATTCAACATCCGCAAGTTGATCATTCCGGGAATAATAGCGATAATTGACCGCATAACCTTTCCCGTGGGAAACCTTCATGGGAATGCCGTTGGCCCTGATGTTTTCCATAGCGCCCATTTTGGAATAAAGGGCAACCACATCAGGATCAGCGTTTTCACACGCATTCACATAATCAATCAGGGCTTGGGTGTTCTTCCGCTCCTTCTTGTCGGTCAGGTATTCGGGGAACATTTCAGCCTTCAGCGGTTCCAATTCCCTTTTCGCCTTCATTATAGCGCCCACGGTGGCAACCGTCAAACCATCCTTCACGCCATCCACAAAAGCCTTCTTCCAATCGGTATATTTCATGTTGGCCGGGACATAGTACACCTGTCCATCAGCGGTGCGGGCGGCTCTTTCGCCGTCCATATCGTCATAATGGGGGCAAGTGGTTCCCCGGCAATTCGGGTGAAAGGGCGGGACAGTCACCCCCGGTTCATATTGGGCCAGCGGGATCACCGTTCCATCAAGGGGCTGACATACCGCACAAGTGCGGGAATCCAGCGTTTCCACAATTTCAATCTGATCCACACCCAAATCTTTATACATCTGGATTTTGGAAACAGCGTTGAAATAGGTGGTTTCCGTATGCACCAGCCGCCTTGCCTTATAACGGGCAGTTCCGAACTTCTTTTGAATGGCGGTGATAGTCTTGGCCGGTGGATCACCCCGCAACATACCTTGAAGCAGTTCTTTGTTTACGGTGTCCACCAAATCAGCCTTGTTCACCCAACAGCGATCCCGAAAAGTCCGTCCGTCCGTTGTCCACGGTTTTGAAAGTAAGGTTTCAAGTTTCTTCTGGTTCAAAGCGGTGAAATCCCATCCAAGGCCAATGCCCTTTTGGATTTCAAAGGCCCCGTGGGTGTACCCATTGGAAACCAGCTTCTTCAGAAGATCATCCACCCCATCAACCTGATTGCCATACAGAAGTTCAATCTGCTGTTGAATTTGCAGTTGGATTGCTTCAAGGCGGCTGACATGGAAACGGGTTGAAGCGTTTTCCAACTTCTTAATCCATTCCGGGGAAAGGTTGGCTTGCTGTGCGGCTTTCACATACTGTTCCGCCGTCCACTTGAATTCTTCAAGCTGTCCAGTGGTCAGCATTTTCCGGGCTTCCGCCAAAGTCACATTGTTATTGGTTGCAAATCGCTGATACCAGCTTTCAATATCCCGCTGAACAGTGTGTTCAGTTTCCCGGTAAATATCTTCAAGTGTCTGAAGGTATTCATCCGCTTGTTTGTGGGCCGAATTTTCAAGAATGGCGAACCGGCCCCGCCAATAGTCAGCATTTTTCACGGGGTCACGCTCCCTTCTTGAATGGCTGGGGTGGTTGGAATCGAACCAACGCTTCAGGGGGTCAAAACCCCTTGCCTTACCTCTTGGCTACACCCCAATATTGGTGCCGGGTATGGGATTTGAACCCATACGCCAAAGGCGGCGGATTTTGAATCCGCTGTGTCTGCCATTCCACCAACCCGGCAAGTGGTAGCGTGTACGGGGGTCGAACCCGTGTTCCCGGCTTGAAGGGCCGGTGTCTTAACCGCTTGACTAACACGCCATAGAAAGTGCCGGGGAAAGGAATTGCACCTTTGACCGGGTAAGGAGGTGAACCCCGGCCCCGCCCCATTATTGCCCCGGCATATAGGGAAGGCGGGGATTATTCGTCCCCGCCTTCATCACCATCAGGATCTTCTTTCTGAACATTCCCAAAAGCGCCGGTGTAATCCTGCGCCTGTTCCATTGCTTCTTCCTTTTCCTTCCTGATCCGCTCCAACTCCAATTCCACATCCGTTGTCCACGGGTGCTGGGCCACAATGGTTTCATTGGACAGAATACCAACGGACTTCCCACAGTTTTCAATGGCTTCACTTTCATTCACCGGCATATCCCGGTTGAAAACAATGGTGGTTTCTTCTTCCTCGAAGTCACCCCGGCCAGTGTTGGCAAAATCCTGATTGATAAACCACAGAAGATCATCAAAGGCCGCTTGGAACTCGGTTTCCATTCCGTTTGCGTCAAGGTCAATGTCAGAATACATGGATTGAATATTCATCTGATTGGGGTTGTTGCCCATGCGATCATCCTTGGCATTGTAGCCACGGGCGTTTTCAATCAGTTTATCCTTGAACAGCTTCAAAATGGAATTGAAATTTTCAGCGTTGACTTCCACAGTCAGGGCTTCTACTGCACCATCAGACAGAACTTTTACGGCTCCGAAGGTCGCAAGGTTGCGGCGGAACTCCCCAAGGTTTTCACCATCATAGTTCTTCAGAATCAGAATGGTGTTCCGTGCGTCCTCTTGCATATTGTTTTCAAAGTCGGAAATCATAGTGTTGATACCGTCCTGAAGGGTTTTCACCCTGCGGATCAGGGGGATTTCCTGCTTGTTGTACTTAAACGGGATCAGGGGAATCCGCTCCCAATTCAGTTCAACCGTTTCTTCCCCATTGTCAACACTGAAATAGTTTTCATGCTCTCCCAACTGTTCATCCGGGGTCAGGGTGGTTCCATCGTACACATAGCGGTAAAGGCCATCTGATTTGAAGATCTCCACCCGCTCCACAATTTCCTTGCTGAAACCGTTCCAAACCTCTTGTGGGTAAAGGCGAACAGCACAATCAAGGATGGTGTGATCATCGTCCGCCCAAAAGGGGAGAATTTCATGGGCCGGGAAGTGTTTGAAGGCAAGTTTGCCATCATCCCCATAGTAGGGGTACAACCAGCCAATCCCGCCTTTCAGGGCATCTTCACACACATACTTCAGAAGCCGCTTGAACCGCTTATCAAAAACCTTGTTCAAAAATTCGGAATAGGTCTTGTTTTTACAGGTCAGGGAAAAGGGCTTGCCCACAAGATAGTTGGTTTTCTGATCCACCATCAAAGCAAACTGGTTATCCACCAGCCGATTGTTGGGAAGGTTGTCAACTTCCTGAAGTTTGCCATCCTCGCCAATAATTGTGC